ATATGAAATTAAATTTGTTATCCTCCGTAATGCAGGAGACCCGCCAGATGACGAAGTAGTTTCTCCAGAGATCGGAAATAGATTTCCTACACTACCTAACGGTTCTGGCGGCTTAGGTGGAATAGGTGGAATAGGTTCTGGAAACAGTGGAGTAGGTTCCGGTGTCAAGGACAGCACAGGTAAAAAAGATGACGATAAACCTTATGACCCTTCTTCAGGAAACGATAATATTTACAATAAAGGAACAACAGACCAAGGTTACGACATGACACCAATCAACCCACAGTCCCCTTCTCCTTCATCCTACTCATATGGAACGACAGGATTAGGTTATGCAATTGGTTATTACGGTCGATGAAAGGAGAATCTATAATGGCTTACTCAGCAGAATTAGTTCGATTCGTCTCAAGCATTCCTATTTTAAATGATGGGACAATCCCTACGAACTCTATTGATAGCGGAAGTACTTTTGTTTCTACACTGTACGACCCTACGTACTCTCTATCAGTAGTAGCTCGATTAACTCAGGACTTAATAAAAAATGATAAAATAGAGTTAGTGAGTACAGAAACGGATTCTACAACAATTGTTCACCGAGCTCTAAACAGTGATCTATCATCTTATACACCTACAATCTATTTGCTTCTTAAGTCGGTTGTTTTGGAGTCCTTCTCTATATTATATATGATGGACAATGCGCCTGTAAATCTGCAGTATGTATCTGCAAAAGATATCAGACGGATTAGACAGAACGTTAACTTTATCGCAGACTACTTTAGCTCTGAGCCAAAGTATTACCATATGATTGAAAACATGAGAGATATAAACATCTCCTTCGGTTATATTGAAAACCAGATTGATGTTATTATGAAAGAAAGGGGAGTCCGTTAAATGAGTAGATTCGTTCAGCACATTGTCAAAGATGGAGATACGTTACAAGGTATCGCTCAGCAGCGCTTAGGGGACATGACACAGTGGGTAGCTCTAGCTGAATTTAACGGGCTACGCTACCCTTATATTGTTGATACAGTGGAAGAGAAGATGGAGAACCCAGACCACCTTGCAACAATAGGGGACACGATCTTAATTAAAGTAGCTAACGATACAGAGTCAAACCTTATTCAAGAATTAAAACGTGCTACAGAGTATGACCAAGAAGAGCTATATGCTCTAGCCTTAGGTAAGGACTTAGACATTCTTCCTTTACCTGTAGGTATGGGAGACCCGGGGAGAGACGCTGAGATTTTTGAAATGAAAGGGAGTAAACGAGGAGAGTTAGCTACAGTACGTGGACTGGAAAACTTAAAGCAATCTTTATACATTCGACTAATCACACCAAAAGGGAGTTATGTGGGGCACCCTCTATACGGGTCTAACTTACATAGATACCTAGGAATGAAAAATACAGAAGAGAATGCAGCACTTATCGATCTAGAGATTGAGCGCACACTTAAGACAGATAGCCGCGTAACCTTCTGTGAAATGACTTCTCGCAAGCTTTCAGGGAACACATATACGGCAGCATTCAGTGTTTCTACAATTACCCTAGAGCAAGCATTTGAGTTTGTTATTTCTGCTCGACAAGACGGTTTAGTTGTACTAGAAAATAATTTTAATGACGCAAGAGTCTGAGAGGAGGTACACCATGCGATTTAAACGTATGTCTGAAATTTATTCACGATTAGTAGACTACACAATTACGAATACAAATGAGGTAAATGATTTCTCTGTAGGTAGTGCCATGAGAGCAATCTACGAAGCTATCTCTATGGAGCTGGAACAGTTTTATGTACTAACCCGGGAGAATATGGTAGAAGCTATCGAACAAGGTGTCTACTCTTCATTTAACTTTACCAGAAAGCAATCTGTCAAAGCCTATGGAGTCGTGCAAATTGCTTTCCATAGTCCAACACAAAATGACATCATTCTGTCTCGTGGCTCTCGTTTCACTTCTAGCTTACCAGACTACGCTCTCTTCTATGAGACACGAGTAGACTACAGAATCCCTAAGGGGTCTATCCTAGCTGAGTTTGAAGTGTATTGTTTGGCTCCCGGAAGTGTAGGAAACCTTCCTGCCAATGTTATTGATATTATGCAGTCACCGATTGCTAATACCCGTTCAGTGACAAACCCGGCTGCTTTCCAAACTGGACAAGACCAAGAGCCATTAGAGGAACAGAGAGCTCGATTTAGCTCGTATATTAAATCCCTAAGCAAAGCTACTAAAGATGCAATAGAATACGGTACACGAACTGTAGACGAGGTTGCAGGGGTACATGTGGAAGAGGAAACAGGACGAGTAAATGTTTACGCACATGACCGTAACGGGAACCTACCGGATTCTGTTAAAACAAAGATCGAGTTAGCTCTAGAGGACTACCGAGCAGCAGGAATCCCTGTACGAGTATTCCCGGTTACAAGACGAGCAGTAGATGTAACAGTTACAGTAACACTTAAAAATAAGGCAGCTATCACAGAGGTGTTCAGAAAGCGTATCGAGAATGAGATTACTCGTTACCTAAATAATATGCAAACTTCTCAAAGCCTTATCTTAGTGGAGCTTATCAGTATCATTAAATATATTGACAGACAGCTAATCTATGACGTTAGCTTTTCAAACCTAAGCAGTAACATTGAGCTCCAAGGCTCCGAAGTTATTCGAGCAGGTACTGTACAGGTTACCCTAAACTAGAAAGGAGGTATACCTTATGTCATTTTTAAAACATCTACTTCCTGCATGGAAGCGCGGGATAGAGGACAAACGGAGAGCCAATGCAGCTATCCTTGCAGCACTAGACAGAGAACTTAAGGATAGTGAAACGGAAGCTATTAAGGGGAAGTTGCTCCTTGCCCTAGATACTTCTTCTGGGGAGTGGCTAGATCAATATGGCAGAATATTTGGACTACTTCGTAGAGACAGTGAAGAAGATGATGCTTACAGAAGCCGTATTGTTAGTTATGTTAAGCTACGAAGAGGAACTATCCCAGCAATTAAGGCAGCCATTCAGGACTTCTTGCAGGACTATGATAGCTACATTGAAATCTACGAGCCTTACAAGAATGTATTTACACTAAACAAGTCTAAGCTTAACGGGGCTGACCACTTGCTAGGTAAATATTACACAGTCGCTGTAATTGATATTAGAATCTCTCGACCTTTCCCTATAGGTTTGGTGGATGTTATTAATGAGTTTAAACCTGCGGGGGTATCTTTTCGACTAACATACCGTCCAAGTTCTCATAATCCTAATGCAAAGGTTGTAGAGCTGCCTCCAGCTAACAGTGAGATTATGCCATCTATCACTCACTTAACTATCTCAAATGGTATGAACGATCGTATTAGAGGACACATAAACCTAACAGCGTCATCTCGTACAGATGACTCTAGCGGATTGTTTAAACTAAACAGTAGTAAATTGAACTCCTCAGAACGGTTAGCCGGGTCATTATCTGCTGCACAGTCTACGTATAACCTAGCTACCTTTTCTACACAAGACCTACTGTTTTCGGAGGATACAAAGATAGAAGACGTGTTAACTAATAGTGAGCCTATGTCTTCTGACTTTTACACAAAGACAGGTAGAGTGGATTCCCAGTATGCTGTACAGACGCTATATACAGGAGCTAACAGCTTCCTATACTTTACGATGGACGTTGCAACTTACTTTAATCTTAAATACAGTAAGTACCTTCGTCAAGTAGCTCCTAGCGGCTTGTATACAAAAGAGACTTATGCAGAGTTAATGGATGGCTCCTATGTTCAGTATAAGCTAAATGCAGTACTTTCATCTGAGGTAAACTGTGTACTACAAGCCTTTGACTTAGAGCAAGGAGAATGGGTGGATTTACATAGCGACTCGGTAGGTATCCGTTATATTAATAATATCGTATCTATTGATAGTGTTGTAAACTACTTGTCAGATAACGGGCTTATGTTCATCCGATTTAAGTTCCCTAATTCAGACCAAGATGCAGAACAGATCACATACCAAGCTCCCGAGTTTACTAGTGAAGATTATGAGCTTGTGCTAAGTGGTGGGAACTTCACAGACGCAGATAGTGAGGAAGTTATTAGTGGAAACTACGAAAATGTAGGGGAAGCATTCGATATTCGATTAGACTTCTTTGAACTAGGATTCTCTAAAACTGTGGCTCGTGACTTTGCAGCAGGAGACTATATTACATCGATCACGGGTGTAAGCACTATTATAGATAGATCAGTAACGTATACAACGTACAGCGGTGTTGAGTCCTCTGGTGAAGCCTACGAGTTCGTATTAGACGGGGGAACACCTGAAGATCATACGTATACAGAAATAATTGACGGAAACTATAAGGAGTTCTAATGAGCTCCTTCCTACATGAATGGGGGTAGACTAAATGGCAAGTATTACTAAGTATGTAAAGATGCTTATGAGAAAAGGTCTCAAAGCAGATATTAAAACACTAGATGAAGCAGAGATTGGATTAGCTATCGATACGAAAGAAGTCTTTGTAGGTACGAGTACTGGAAATGTCCAATTAGCTAAACAAGCAGATGTTAAAGATAATCAGGATAAGATTGGAATTTTACAGACAAGTGTAGATAGTAATACTTCACACTTGGCAGAGAGTATGCAACAAGCCGTAAACTTGGAAAATTTTAATCCTGACGGTACAGGAGTTACCGATAGTTTGTCAGCTTTTACTCAAGCAGTTAATAAAGCAAACTCCATCTCTAAAGTAGCGACTTTACCTGTACCTGTTGAGTTACCTCCGGGAACCTACCGAATTGTAAAAACCGCAGATTTAGCTATACCTTCTCTAATCTGTAGAGGTGGATTTGCAACAATCATAGTAGAAGACCCTTACGCTTTTGTTGTTTCGTCTAACTTCGTATTGTCGAATGTGACGATCTTATCAAAGAACACTTATGCTAAAAGTACTGCAACGTTCAAACCGATTTTTAAGTCATCCGTTGACATTCAGAATGTTTCATTTAATAATGTTGTGTTCGATTCTCAATTATCAGCTGCAGATGGAACTGTAAGAGCGAGTCAATGCGTGAATCTGAAAGGTGTTAAAAACCTAAAATTTAACAATGTAACTGTTAAGGGCTACAGACACGGCTTCACAGTTGATGGATTGTCAGAGAATATCAAGGGTACTATGCTTCATTTTGAAAATGTCGAATTACCTATTTACTTGCGAGGTAGCAGCCCGTCAATTACAGATGAAAACTATGCTAAAAATATTCAATTTACAAATGTATCTCATGTTAACACACAGGCTCAAAGACAAAATTTCTATACCCTCCAAGGTTCAGATACGTTCTTACTGGAAAAATGCGATACCGTTGATTTAACAAATATCACAAGTGAGAACCCTGTCGAACGAGCGTGTTACTTATCTAGCTCACGTAATGTAGTTTGTACTGGTTGGAACTTGAAGAATGCGTTAGGTATAAAATTTGTTGGTAAGAGCGATACAGCGCAATCGGTAGAAACTATCGCTAGTAACTGCCATATCTCCGATGTTCACGCTATCTTTAACGACAATACATTAACACAACAGGGCTATATTGCTGAGTTTTATTGGGCAAAAGACTGGTCAGTTAAAGATTGCACAATTAAAGGGAACGGTATTGCTTCCGTAATTGTTTCGACTATGCACTATATTGAAAACGGGGTAATAGAAGACTGCTTTGGTTACGATTTAAAGCGTGGTTTGTTTGAATATTCTTATATCGGTAACATCGATAACCCTGACCCATCTCCTGACATTTTAGCAGGTAACTACACAGCAGGAGTCAAAGGGTTGACCATCCGAAAGAACACGGTTAAAAACTCGAATACGCTTGATTATGACGTGATTAAGCTATCAGATGCTTTACCGCCATCGGCAGGAACTTACCGCTATCAAGATGTAAAAATCATTGATAATACAATTATTAACCCTGTAGATGACTTTGGAGTATCTTTAGGTACTAACTACTGCAAGGGTCTTATTAATATCAATTCTGTTCAAGATTTATATATTGAAGGGAACACAGTTATCGGACATAAGCGATTGGATGCAAACGGTAATCCGATTACTTTACCAATACAAGTGGGCTCCAACTCTAAGAATGTGGTTGTAAAACACGAGGAAACAGCTAGAGGGTACGATATGAAATATGTTTGGGGTACATTATACGTATCAGCAGACACAAAAATTATTATCAATACTGTACATCGTAGCTTCTCATTCCAAGATATTGCAACGATCACAGTAAAACATGACCAAACGAACTTAAGAACAACGAAAGATATATCAACAGCATTCAGAATTAATGGACGAACAAGTATCTCAGATACTACCGACTTTTCCCTGCCTATTGTTGGTTTAGGAGTAGCAGGATATACTTTACCTAACTTGTTCGGAACAGTTGATATTACTTCGGATGCAGGGGACACAGGCGGGTATGTCGTAACAAAAGCAGGAGTTATTACGTTAAAATCTGGCTCGTCCGCGCTTTACGTTACCTCAACCACAGATACAAAACTTGCATTCATAAAAGATGGTTCCTTACCACGTTACTACCTGCGATTTAAGCTGGGCGCAGCGAGTACAAGTTTCCTTGTTAGTTATTCGATAAATGCGTCTTGATGGTACACTTAGATGACAGTTTATAATTTACCTCCCTTAAAATAGGGGAGGTTTTCTTTCATGATATAATTAAGTTACACGTAAACACAGTGCTATATTATACATAGCAGAGTCCTATAAAGGAGGTAATAAAGACTATGGCAGATGATATCAAAAAAGTCAAGATACAAGTCAGACGTGAAGTAGAATCAGCATTAACTGATCTATCCATTGGTGAGCCAGCTTTATCTTCCGATACACAGAAAGTCTATATCGGTACAGGTAATGGAAACAAAGCTCAGCTAGCTAAACAAAGCCAAGTAGATACAATCCAAACTGACGTTACAAATGCCAAAACAAACATCACTAGTCTTCAAACAGATAATACAAAAAATAAAAGTGATATTAGCCAATTAAAAACAGATACTAC